TCATCATTTATAGCCTTTTGAACAATCTTCTCATCTGCAAGAATTTGATCAAGCTCCCTTTTGTTTTCCTCAGACCTTGAGCCTTTGCCTTTTGATTGAAATGAGCTAGGCTTTGAGAATGCCGGAGCTGATATTATTTCCTGCTCTTCTTTTAAAAGGTCAATTCTCTTTTTAAGCTCTTCATTTTCTTGCTCTAAAGCTTTCTTTTGTGCGGCCCTAATATTCTTACCACGCCTAGCAGTATTTTCTTGAAGCTCTTGTATTTCTTCTAAGTTTTCTGCAATTGTTTCTTGAATGGAGCTAATTGAACGCCTGTTTTCTGGATCCCTAAATTCGTCAAAAAAGTCAATTACTGATTGTGTTGCCTTTGGAATACTTGTTGTAATAAAGTTAACGAATTTGGCTATATCTGGCGCAAACTGTGATGTAATTAAGTTTAAAGCATTGCCTGCAGTCTGCTGCAATAAGTCAAAATTTGTTGATAGCTCTCTTAAGCCAGCCTCAGCCGCACCTGTAAGCTGCAATGATTCGTTAAGCTCATTATACCTGTTGGTTAACCTGTTTAGCTCTTCGCCCTCGTTTTTAAGCAAAGGGATTAATGCAGTTGTATCTGATGCGATGGACTCAAGATAAAAACTTTGCTGCTCAATAGGAACATTAGCTTGCTCAAAAGCCTTTTGAACCCTTCCCAAAACTTGCGGCCCTGAAAGCCCTTGCAGCTCTTCAGCCGTTAAGCCAACTTGTGGCGCTACTTGATTGAAGAAATCAGCAAAGCCGCCTCCACCAGTAGCAATAAACTCTCCTAGTTTTTCATTTGTATCCTTGGATATATCGGCTAATTTCTCTGCGCTTATGCCAACCTGATTGGCTGCAAATGCTGAAGCCTTAAATGTGTCAACAGAGTCACCTGCAACTTTAGAAAGGTTTTGCCATTCCTTTCCTTTTGAGCATCGCTGGCTTTTATTGCTATTGCTGTTAAAGCAGCCCCAGCAGCTCCAATAGATGCACCAGCCTTAACAATAAAACCAGCTGCAGCTTTTGCGGCCTTGCCTAAGTTTACGCTAGACTTTTCCGCATCTTTTGCTTCATCAGAAAATCGGTCAAGCTCATCAGTTGCCCGTTTAACTCCTTTAGTTTCTACTCTTGCTACTAACTTTGCTGTATCAACCACAATTAATGCACCGAGTTTTCAAAAATTCTATCAATAGTCATTATCAACTCAACCTCGAAAGGTTGCAAGTTTAAGGCCAAAATCTCAGAATATGCCTTTAATTCCAAGTATCTTATCTTTTCGCCTTTCGAGTGTTTTAGCTCATAGAAATGTTCAAGTATGTATTTTATTTCGTCATCAGGGTCATTGTATTTAAGCTCTGGAACTTCTATTCGCCTTGATGCTGCCTTTAAATGCTCTAGCTTTGTAACCCCGTCTGACTCAACCTTTAGCAAAGGGAAATATTTAAAACAGTATTCTATGAGCGTTTCTGCTTTTTTGAAAAATTACTAGCGTTTGCAGCAAATATATCAACAGACTCCGCTATGCTTGGCGCATTAGCCAAAAAAGCTATCTTGTTGTCAAAGCTGCATTCTTCATCAAATGACCATGATTCAATAAAACCCTGAATCCAAATATTTCTAGCCTCTGTCTGTGTAATTTCTTTTGATGCGAGTGTCCTGTACATTTCCTGCTTAGCCTCTTGCCCTGAAATTGAATCAACACCAACAATCATCAAATGATCGCCTTTGTCAGTGCCATCAGGCAAGGTTAGCGGTAGTTTTTTTGCCTTAGAATGGGCCTCTAGGGTGTAGTAGTCTTTTATTGACATAATAATGCTCTCTTTTTTGCTCTCTTATTGAATCGCGGGGAATTGTGCAGAGAGCAACCACACAAAACCCCTTACTATTTAAAGCAGCGAACTATGCCAAGCGCTGTATCTTAATACTAGAGCCTGTATCTGGTTTGAATGCGCTAGCCTCAAGTGATTGAGTAATAGAGCCAGCACCGCCAACCTCTGGAGCGCCACTTGTATAAACTACTCGCGGGTAGCTGAAAACTAAGGTTCCATCTGTTGACTGCATAACCAGAGTCAAACTAACCTCATCTTCATTTGCAAACTTTGTAAGCTGCCCAAAATCAACAAAGAAGCTAGAAAGCGTGAGGTTTGACAAAACACGCCCTTGCTCGATAAAAGAAACCTGCCTATCGCCTAGCTCAAATTGTGCGCTTGACTCAGTATCTATTGTTGAATCAACACCCGTAACAAAGCCAATAGGTGCAGCATCTTGCAAAATAGTGCCATCCACACCGCTATAAACTTCAGTTTTTGGAATACCTGGGAATGTTGAACCGGCTGGCAATTCCGCATCAATCTCTTGATTAAGCCCCAAAGTTTGAAATGTTGCTGTATTTAATGCGTTTACAGCTAAGTTATAAGAAAGGTTCGCAATTTTAACACCCCTAGTAAGAATGTAGCCGCCAGCGCCACTGTTTAAATCTGGGTATTCTTCAAGCATTGAAAAGCTTGTGCAGTCATCGCCACCTCTGTCGCAACAAACGGCAACGCGTTATTGCCGGTTAATGATGGGAAAACAACCAAATCGCCTACAGCAAAATCAGTCGTAAAGTCACCGCTATCGCTTGTAAATGTTTTGGCAATAGGATCGACTGTAATATTCACACCTGATTGAGTTGAGCCTGATTGCCAGCTTGATCCAAGCAATGCAGCATAAAATGGATCGTGCGATGAATATGACATTTCTATGCTTAAATCACCGCTAATCTGTGACTGTCCTAATCGCGTATCCGCCCTATCTCTTGAACCATCAAGCTCATTTGATTCTAGGGTGTCTTTTGTTTGTTGGAGATTGCCGGATGTACGCCTAAAAGGTGTCCAAACTGGGTTTTCTGGTGTAATTCCACAGGTTAGCTCTTCTACATAATATACCGAGCTAGCCGCGCCTGTTGCTGGTTTAGGGCATGTTGTCATTGTACTCTCCCACTAAATACATAGTATTGGATTGATAAAGATAAAGTAGCCCAGCCTTGTGCAACCTGCATAACTCCTGCGCTTACATTCTGTATGTTAACACTTTCTGTAGTACCTGCAAAAGTTGCGCCACTTTTAAAAAACGCATTGATCTGGTCGCACATTTCTGCGTGTGCTGTTGCGCCTGAGTCTTGCGGATAATTAATATCTATTTGAAAAATACCAGTATGCAAATCACATCCAACCCAGCCAAGTTCAGCTTGTAAGGTTGGCGCTCTAAGCATGAAGCAAGATAAATAACCATCTTTTGCTTTTGGGTCAAACTTTACATTTTCAAAAGCTATATCAAGGCCAAAGCCGCCATCTTGCACAGCCTTATAAAGAATCTTTTGTATACTAGCTATTGCTGACACGCTTCGCCTCTTCATTTATTAGCGCCTGAAAGCGCATGCTATTAACCCTCACAACGCCTTGTGGCGCTTGCCTAGAGTAACCACCTATAATATTGGGCCCACTGCCCCTAAAGCCGCCATACTCTATGACCGTGGCATAAGGTAAGTTATTTGTGTAAGTTATAGCCGTAAAATCATTTAAGGCTTTAACATCATTAGCCATTTCATTAATAGCTGATGCGTCACTACCTCCCACATCAATAGGGTTTATCTCTGTTGATGGATTTGCACCCGAAACAAACCAATTATTTCTAAATGTACCCTCATCTATTGGGCTTGATTCTATAATTGCTGAAAAGAGCTTTATTGCTGTTCCCCTTACAGTTTCATCAAAGCTTAGCTCAGCCTTATCAACCCACTTTGAAACATCGACAGAAAAAGTCATTTTCTTAATTGAACCCAGTAGCAAAGAACTGAATCACTAGGTTTGAAAGTTTCTATATTAACAATTTTATATTTGCCGCCATCAATAATAAAAATATCACTATTCAACGGCATATAATCACGCCTAACTGTTGCTTGTAGGTCACCGGCCAATATTGTTGTATTGTTTATCTGTCTTTGCACATAGGGAACTATAACGCCTGTAGCGCTAAATGTTGATACAGTTCCAGCAACATATTCACCATCAACCATTGAGTCGCCAACCTCCCTTTCGACTGTAAATGGCGTTTCATTGAATCGAGTTAGCAGTCTATCTGCAACTTTCTCCATTCTATTGTAGTTGAATTTTGCAACCATTATATGCGCCTAACCAAAAGAGACTGAGAAAACCCGCCCTTTAGTGGTGATAATAGCGCATCTATTGTTGAAAAGCTGAACGTATCGCTTGAAATCCCATTATCCGCATAATCTACAGCGACAGCGCCCGTCACCTCTTCATGCGTTATTGTTTGGCCATTGCTTACAGGCTGTAAAATATCTGAATCCTGAGACACATAGTAAGCGGCATAAGCCTGCGCATCTTTTAGCTGTTGCGGTATAGAATCACTAGCAAAAGGGAATCCATTAATGCAAAGGTCATATCTAGGAAAAGAGCCGGTTTGTTCTGCGCTAACTCTTGAACCCTGATATTCATTCTCAAAAGAATTGACGTAATCATAAGCAAGTATTAATTTTGCGTCATCAATGCCAGAGGCATCAAGCCCCCTGCTCTCTAAGTAAGAAACTGCGCTAGCTACAGAGATATAGCTATTTGCTCCAACAACTATTGAGCCATCTTCTATTACAATCATTTTAAAGCCCTTTTATTCTGCTGTTATGCTAATTGTTCGTGTTTGCCAAGTATTGCCGCCACTTCTGCGAATAATCCTAAAATCAAAGTAATCTCCACTTACTGCTGTTATTGGCGCAA